CGGGTCATACCATGCGCCTTGTTCTCCGGACCCAAACAGGGTCCGAGGATCGAACGTCGCGGCGACGTAGTTTTTCGGAAACCCAAAGCCAAACCCGAATGACATACCCGACTCCTCAGAACACAGCGGTCATGGACGCGGCCGTGGTGCCCGTGGCCCACACACGGCGGACCTGCACTGGCAGCACCGCACCGGCGTTCACGCCCGTGAATGTGACAGCAGTACCCTGCGCCGTGGTGACTTTGACGTTACCGCCCACACCGACGAAAATCACGCTGACCTGCGCCAGATCAGCGGAGTCGCTGGGGGCAACCTCAGCAGCGTCGCCCGGGAACATTGGAAATGTCGGGCTGTAGTTGGTCTTGGCCATGCTTACTCCTTGGGCTTGGGCGTCTTCTTGGCCGGCTTCGGAGCCGGCTCAGACGGCGGTGTGTACTTTGAGCCGATCATTTCTGCACGTAGTTGACGGTCAGGATGAAACGACCTGCAGTCAGCGTGCCGGTGCCCACGGCAGCGCGGACGTACACGGCTTGATCGGTAGAGCCGATCTGCCAAGCCAGTTGAGTGGCCGCAGTGGCGGTACCACGGAAACGACCGCCAGCCGAAGCATCCACGCCAGCCATCAGTTGCGCGCCGCCCGAAGCCGTACCCACCGAAACGGTGGTGGTGCCGGTAGCCGAGGCGACCACTTGGTCGACCACGATGTCAACGATCTGAGCGCCAGCGGGCAGATAGCCCAGCAGCACGTCGTAGTTGCCCACAACGTCGCCGGTCATGTCGCCGGAGTCGTACGATTGGGAGAGAACAACGCGACCGACGTTGCTGGATGCACCTTCGCGAACAGTGCCTGCGCGGACCGGGCCGGAGAAAGTAGTGGTAGCCATGATTTTTCCTCGTTGCGCCCACTGTCTTGAGGATGTCTGCCGGGTCAGTCAAGCGGGCAGGTATGGATTCCCGGTGTTTGGATTATGTCAGCTCACGCCCCCGCAGTCCAGACCCACCGCTTTTTCCCGCAGTCGTAGATCCTGCGGGCGCCCATCAAATAGGTCATTTCGGCCTCGGTCCGGGGGTCGGACTCGTGGTCATACTGCTCGTCCATTCCATGCTCTTGCAGGCGCCTTTGCAGGTTGCGGCGTTGGTAGTGCGGCTTGGGCCGCAGTCCCGTTTTCGGGCTCCACACTTGGTAGTCTGGCGCAACGTCCGCTTCCAGTGTGAATCCCAGTTTCTCGTACATTCCTCCGCCGAATAGTCGGTTGTCGGAGAATGACTTCACGGCCTCCGGTTGGTGCTCCGCCACAAATGCCTTGAACAGGCGTGAGGCGGCCCCAGCGACATTCACCCTTGTCGCGTACCTTCCAAGCGTCCAGACGCGCTCCCTGGCGTTCCCACGGTCGTTTGCGCCCAGCACAAACCGCATGCACGCCACCATCTTGTTTTTCCAGAACAGGGCGTAGTGGTAGCCGCCGCCAGCCCCGCCCTGCGGGTGATACTTGTCGTAGAACGCCCTGGCCTCCAGTGTCTCTACTTTGCGCAGCTCACACTTGCGGGCCATGAGCTTCCCGCGAGACTTTCCGGCGGCGTTGCGCAGCAGGCGCTTGATGGCCTTGGGTCGCTCAAGCCACTCGGACTCGTACAGCGTGATGAGGCGGATGCCCTGAGAGGCGCAGTCTGCACACTTCCTGTAGTGCTTGAATTTGTCCTTGCGTTCGGACTCAGCGTCGCCGTGGCTGTGCCAGTACATCCCGCAGTATTCGACCGCCAGCCCGCACTCCGGCAGGTGGATGTCCAGCTCGCGTGGCTTCAAAATGGTGCGGTCGCGTCGCTCGACTTTGGTGAAGACGGAGAGGTAGCGAGCGATGGCGTCTTCTTGGGAAGACTTCATGTGGTTGCACTGCGGACATGGGTTATACCCGTCGAGGTGATCTCTCGCCGTCTGCTGCAAAACAACGTCGTGTTTCTTGCACCGGACGCTGATCCTGTCCTGGTTGTGGGTATAAACGACACCGGAGTAATCGAACAAGTCCCCGTGCTTGGCTGCTGCCAGAGCAGCGAACTCTCGTCGTATCTTCTCTGACCTGCTGGAGTTCCATTCCTGCTGCTTCGCGGTCGCGCACTGCGGGCACCCACGGCCCTTTTGGTGGCTATGGGGGCTTTGCCGGAACGCTCCGTGGGTCAGGCAAACGATCGTCGCCGCAAAATGCGCCCCGGAGTACTCAAAACAGGAATAGTCGTACTTGTTTCCGTGCACCTTCACGAACCGATCAATGACCACTTTGGTACTGAGCCGCCGCTGCGCAGCCAGAGAGGACACGGCACAGACGGGGCACCCTTGCCTTTGCGATATGTGGGCATTGGGCGTCTGAAGAAAGTCTCCGTGCTGCCGGCAAGTTATGGCAACGGGTACGCCAGACCCCTGGTACGGGTGGCTGTACACGTACGTGTTTCCATGCGCCAAAACGGCGCGGGCTACAAACTCTTCATGGGTCAACTTCTTCACGGTGCCCACCTATTCATATAGCTAGATGGCCATACTACTTCCTCCCCGTATGGGTGTCAATCCAACCATGGCGGCGCCCACGAACGCAGGGCGGTACAGCTTGACAACAAAAAGCCCCGCCAGAGCGGGGCTTCGTAAGTCCTTTATTTACAAGGACTTAGTTAGAACCCGGCGAGCCGTACAGGCCCAGGGGGTCACTGACGCCGAAGCTGTAGCGTTCACGGGCCTTGTAGCGCACGTTTCCAGTGTCGAAATCACCGTCCATGCCGGTTTTCAGTGCCACACGGGTGAACATCTTGAGCCCATTGGGCACGTCCGTCGTGAGGAACCACCCGTTCGGATCGGTCAAGAAATGGTTGACCGCATAGCCACCCGGGATGGTGCCGTTCGAGCGGATCGCGTTGACGTCATTGTCGGCCGTACCGACGCGCTGATCGGTCTCCAGGATGCGAGTGGCCACGAACATCAATGCCGGCGGGATGATGAGCTTCTTCGGCTTGGCAGCGATCAGGAGACCGCGCTCGTCCGTCCAGCTGGCGATCTGGATCGTGGCCGCTTCCAGCGAAGTCTCGTTCAGGTCCGCACCGACCGCCGGACGGTTCGAGTTGACACCACCACCGACGAGCGGGTGATCCGTCGCGCAGAGCGACTTGCCATCGCCGTAGGTCACGCCGGCCGCGAACGCGTTGTTCAGGACGGCAGCGCCCTTGACCTGCTTGGTGTGGGCCATCGAGCGGGCCAGCGCCTTGGTGTAACGGGCCGACAGCGAGTCGTAGAGGTTGTCCTCGATCGCTTCCTCGGTGATCGCAAAGCCAAGGGCGATGGTCTCGTGGGTGTAGCGGGCGGTGAAGGCTTCTTGCGCATTGTCGTACGCGATGCCGGCACCTTCCTGCTTGACCGGCGCGGCACCGAAGCCGGAGAGCTTGACCTCTTCCTCGAACGAGCGGTCGGAGGTTTCGATCTCGAAGATCTCCTTATGCTCTTCGGCGTAGGTCTTGTACTCCATGCCGAACAGGGCGTTCAGGCCCGGCAGGAGTTCCTTGAGAAGCTGTGCACGGGAAATGGGCATGTCTGGCGCTCCTTACAGGCCAAGGGGGTTGTTGTAGGCGTGGAGGCCGGCGTTGAACTTGACGATCAGGTTCTTGTACGTGTCGGTCTCGGTCAGCGGGTCGACATCAACGACGCGCATCGCCAGGGTGGAGGTCGCCACCACGCTGCCCCAGTTGGAGCCGGTGTCGAGCACGGTGTTCGCCACACCGGTGGTCGCGTTGACGGTGAAGGTCTTCAGCGCGACATTCTTGCCGATCGCGGCGCGCGGGTCGCCCGACGACGAGTCGAAGGTGCCGATGGCGGTGTCCGCTTGACACAGGTAGAGCTGGTTCGGGTCATCGCAGACGTAGATCCACACGTCCTTGTAGCCGGCGGTGATGGCGTTGGCCGGGATGTACTGGCCGAACAGGGGCTGGCCCTGGGCCGGATCGACGTAGCGGATACCGACGCAGACGCCGATGATGCCTGCGGTTGCGTCAGCCGAGGTGGCCGGGAGTTTCGGCGCGGTCGGCGTCGACGAGACCGGGGTCGGGATGCCACCGGCAGCGAGCTGGATGACTTGGCCGACGCCGACGGCGACAGCAATGTTGGAACGGAGCTTGATCTGGCGGATCGCGCCGCCGCTGGTCTGCACACCGCCGATCACATTGATCGGGCGGAGGCCGAAGGGGGTTGCCGTTGCGGGCATTCGATTCTCCTATGGAACGAAGGGTTGGCTCGTCAGGAGCCACGTCCGAAAGTGACCTCCGAGCGACTGTCCTTGAACAGCGGCATACGGGGATCGTTTTCACGCATGAGGTTGTTATCCACGGCCTTCTGCTGCGACGCCGCATGGTTCTCGTAGTACGCGCGGCGCGCGACTGCGACTTCATCCGGAATCTTGCAGAGGACCAGCCCGCCCACTTCGACCAGATCCGAGTTCCTGACGTCCTTGTCCACGGACAGGGCCAGTTCCGGGTGGTCTTCGAGCCGGCACGGCTCCCATCCCTCACGAAGGCTGCGCGACATGTTGGTCGGATCGGCCACACCGATCATCGACTTCCTCACCCACCGGAAGGTGAATCCCGGTTGGCGCGTCGGCGCCGGCAACAGGTCTGCTGGTTGCCACAGCTTCGGGCGCGAATCGGTTTCGCGGTTCTGCAGGTCACGAGGCGTTCTGGACATCTTCATTTCTCCGATTGCTTGATGAGTTCCTTCGCGTACTGCTCAGGAGTGATACCCAGGCGTCTTGCAAGTGCGACCTGCGTTTGAGTGAGCACTACCTTCTTCCCTTTCGGGGATCGCCCGACCGGTGCGACAACGGTAGAGGGTTGCCGCTTCTTCTGCCCCCCGGCCTTGTCGGGGAACACTTCCTTCATGCGAGCGTCGATGCGCTCGAAATATTCGTCGGTGTTGGGGCTGATACCTTCTCGGACAAGCTTCTGATGGACGCCCAACGCGAAGCTGGTCATCTCATCGTCCTTACCGAACCACTTGTTCTGCTCGCCCCACTCCAGTGCGCGGGAGTCCGGTTTGGGCGGCTGAAACTGTTTTTGCTGAGGTTGCGGCTGTTGTACCATAGCCTCAGGCTGTTGTAAAGCGGGATTTCCATTGAAGCGGGGCCGCATACCGCTCGCGTGCTGAAATTCCATCGTGGCGACGTTCAGGGCCTGCTGCGCCTCCACCATCTTGTCGGAGTCGCCGGCCTCGTACGCCTCGCGGTACATGCGCTTGGCACTGTCGAGCTGGAGCTTCGCGCGCTGCTGCGCTTGGTCGATGGCCCACGCTTCACCCTGCTGTAGCTGGCCAAGGTACTCCTGGCGCTGCTGGTAGGCGATCTGAGCGAGGCGGGCGGCTTCATCGCGCTCGCGGAGGGCGGCTTCCTTGGCACGACGCTCGTCATGCCACGCCTTCTTCATCTGGTCAATGCGCTGCTTGACCTTGACGGAGTACTGCTCGACCTCGGGGTCATCCTGCTCGAGCGCGTCGGCCACTTCCTTCGGGAGCGGCTTGCGGCCCTTGTCTTCGGCGGGGGTATCGTCGACGATCTCAACGTCGATCTCGACTTCGGCGGGGGCGTCGCCGGCTACGACCGGCCTGCCAGGGTTCTCGAGGTCGAGTTCAGTTTCAAATTCTTCGTGTGCCATGGTCTGCCTCAGATGCGCGAGTAGCCGCGGGGATCGGGTACAACGCCTTCGATGGAGTCGTCGTTGACGAGCCTGAACTCCTTGCCGTACAGCTTGAACCGGGTGCCGGAGTACGCGCGGATGACGACGTAATCGCCTTCCTCGCACCAGGGGCCGGACGGGAACTTGGCGGCGTCCTTATAGGCGTCGGGACCGACTTCCAGCACACAGGCAATGACGGTGGAGACTTCCTCCTGCTTGCGCGTGATGTCAGCCTTGAGGATGCCACCCTCGAACGCTTCCTCGGCCTGAGGCAGGGCGATGAGGATCTTGTACCCGCAAGGGCGCGGAAGGCCGTCTTCCATTTCCTTGTCGGTGGGGACGTATTGTTCAGCCACGGTCTTGCTCCTTCTCAAATGCGACCATCAGGTCGTCGATCTCACGAGCCACAACGTCCAGCCCGTGAATGGTGCCCGCCAAGTAGCGGTAGTTCTCAAGGGTTTCAACGCGCCCCGTCGCCATGTGATCGACGACGCGAGCCCGTTCTTCCTTGATTCGTGCGCGCAGGTGATGCGCGAATGCTGCGATCATGTTACGCTCCCATCCCGGTTGCGCTCCGGGTCAGTTCGATGCCAGTCTTGAGGCCAGCGAGCTTTTCATCAGTGGCGATCCGGACGTTCTCAGTCGCAATCTTCGCGCCAAGCCGCGCCCCTTCCGCCTTTTCTTGCGACGCGATGCGCTCGCGCTCGATCTTCAGCCGCTCGGCCTCTATCTGGAAGTCCATCTGGTCCTTCTGCATCTTGCGCTGCTGCTCGGCCTGCTTGATCTGGATCTCCTGCATCTGCATCTGGATCACCGGATCTTGAGCCTGCTGCTGCGCCTGATCCTGCTGCGCCTCGCCAGCGTGCTTCCGGAGGAGCTTCTGTGCAGCCTGGGCCACCATCCGCGACACTTCGACCTCCACATCTTCCGGAAGCGCGTCTTCCTCGGCGGGGAGCGGGACACCTAGCTGCTGCTCGATCTGAGCGCGGTACGCGAACGCCATGTGCTCGGCGATGTGGGCCATGCCGGCCGCCACCATCGCTTGCCCGCCCGGGTGCTTGGCGATGAACGCCTGGATTTTCGGGTCTTCTCCAAACGCCATGTGCGCGGCGATGTGGGCCTCGTGGTCTTGATACACGAACGCCTTGACCGGCTTCCCGCGCATGAGGTCCATGTTCTCGCTGACCGGGTCTTTTGGCTTCATGTCGTCTTCGATCGGCACGAGCTTGTCGGCGTTGCGCACGCCCAGCGCTTCAATCGTCTGACGATGGAGGAGCGGCAGGTTGTAGAGCTGCGGAGCCGCCTGCGAGAGCTGCAGGAGCGCCTGATACTGCGCGATCCGCTGGCTCATCGTCGAAGCATTGGGGTCGGACACCGGGATGATCTCCACGATGTCGTAGTCCGCCTGCTTCGCCTTGCGACCGTCGGGGGCATCCGCGTCATATGCGTAGTCCGCGTCCGCGCTGTCGCGAACGATCCCCTTGATGATCTTGAACTCGCACTTCATCGCCGCATGGACGCGCGCCTGGATGGCGCTCATCGTCTTCAGCGTGCGCTCCAGGATCGCTAGTGTGGAGCCCACCGGTGAGTTCGGCTGCATGTCGGCTACGTTCACGTCCGCCACCGCGGCGAACCGGCGCCCTTCGGCGACGATGTTCTCCAACAGTGCCGCCAGAACCTGCGACGGCTCCTTGTACGGCAGGTGCATGATGTTGTCGCGGATGGTCCCGCTGGGCACATCCACGTCGCGGAACTCGCCCGGAGCAATGGGGGTGTCGTCGCCCTTGATGCGGAGACCACGCGACTTCAGCCCGCCGGGCAGGTTCGACAGACTTCCAGCGTCCACCAGTTGCCGAAGAATCGACGTTGCACTCTTGGCGAAGCCGCCGACGAGATGGATCAGGCCGAACCCGTAGAACCCGAACCCAGGGATGTACGTGTACTGCGAAAAGTGCACCCGGCGGAGCTTGAGGTCATCCCCCTCGACCCAGTTGCGGTAGATCGCCAGCACCGTGCCGGTGCCTTTTTCGACGTGCACAACGTAGGGCAGCTCGATGCCGGTCTGCTCACCGTCCTTGTCGGTGTCCTCGAACCCTTCGAGGTCGAGGTCGATGTGCATCTCGATGATCGTGTAGCGGTCATCCTGCGCGGCGTCCATGCCAGACTGACTGTCCTTGCCCCGCGTAATGTCGTCCGTATCCTGCACCGGATCGCCGATTTCCGTATCCCGATAGAACCCCGCGACCTGGAGCTTCCTGATCTCGTTCCTGGTCTTCTTCATCCGGTGCGCGTAGCGCGGGGCCGTCGTCAGGTCCGTCGCACCGTAGGGCACAATGAAGTCTTCAGCCGGAATGAACAGCGCCACAGGGCGGCGCAGCGATGGGTCGTGGTAGATCTTCTTGAACCCGCTGCCGGCGATCGGCAGGTTCCACAGCAGGCGCTCGTGCTCGGCACGGTAGTCGATCATCTCCTCGGTGAGACGGTAGTTCATGTCGTCGCGGACGCGCTCCGCCGCCTCTTCCTTCTGCCGCGTGGTCCGCCCGACGATCTTGGTCTTGACGGGGCCAGACGCCGGAAAGACTTCGGTGATGGTCTCGGCCTGAAACCTCACCACCGCTTCGGCCAGCAGGGGGTGATGTACTCCGCAGGCGCCATCCCAGGGCTCGGTGCGCTCCTCGATCTTCAGGCCCAGCAGGTCCAGCCCGTCCTGGTAGGTCTTCTCCCAGTCGGCTCGCGACACGACGTCGACCTGATACGCATCCATCACCTCCTGGGACACGGCGTTCAGCACGCTGTCGTCCAGGTACTCCGCAAGGTTGGCCCCGAAGTCTTCTGCGCCCGCCTCGCCCGGCGTGATCTCGATCTCCAGCCCATCCATGCCGATGGTAACGCTGTCCGGATTGACGATCTCAACTTCGATGTCCGGCCCGACGGCGTCGGTCCCGGTCGGTGCTTGGTACAGCCCTTTGCCAATCATGCCTGATCCTTGTCAGTAGTACGCCGCCCTGCGCGGCGCGAACGGCTCGTCGTCGTAGCGGTCAGTCGGGAGGTGGATGAACCCGCCCGTCCTGAATTTCATCAACGACATGATGGTGGTGTCGACATGGTCATCGTTCGGCATGGCCGGGAATCCGCACACCTCGTCAACCACCTCTTCGGCCCATCGTCTGCCGGCAGGATACCATACCATGCCAGACGCGAAGATGTCCGACACCGAGTTCAGGCGGGCCGTCTTGTCGCCCGTGCCACGGTGAGGTGTGAACTCCTGCACAGGAATGCCTGCTGCGCGCATCTCCTGGAAGAGCGGCGTCCCTGAACTCTTCTTTTCGACCACGAACCAGTCTGGTTTCCACTCCCGGTACTCCTCGTACGCCCGCTGCTTCAGTTCCGGGAACTCCATCCGCGCCTTGATCGCGTTCAGGAGGATGATGGACGCAACGTCCTCTCCTTCCTCGTTTTCCCGGTAGAACACTCCCCACGTCGTAATCGACGTGAAGTCCGCCCGGTTGTTTTTCTCCGCCGCCGCGTCCAGGCTCATGATGACGTACTCGCACGCCGGGGGCGCGTCGCCTTCCCACTTCTGCCACCAATCGCGCTTGATGATCGCGGCCTCAGCATTGGTGGGGTCTTGCATGTACTGCGCGTTCCACTGGAACGGCGGCATGACTGCCTTAGTTTTGAGCAGTTCTTCAAGCGGCCACTGCTCCGGCCAGAGCGACCGTTGTCCAGCGCTTCCTTCGTTGAGGATGGCCGGCAGTTCGATCACTTCCCACTGATCCCCGTCAGGGTTACGGGTCATATCGCGTATAACACGACCAATCAAGTCATCCTGCGACCAACGAGTGCCGATAATGGCTACTTTGCCCTGCGGCATCAAACGAGTGCGTGCGCCGTACGTATACCAGTCGTACGCCTTCTCAAACACTTCGTAGTTACCAGAAAGCACATCCTGTTCGTTGACAGCATCATCAATACAATTGTGGGTCATCAACGAATCGACAAAAAACGTATTAGACCCGGCGACCTGGAAGTTCACAAAGGGCACGGACGGCCCGCGCCCTCGCTCTACCGAGCCTACTCTACGTACTCCCACGAGTAGCCCGAAAACTTTACTGGCGATGATCTGTTCAACGCAGCCCCAAGAGACCCGCGCTTCACGCCCGTATGCTTGGCGGCAGCGGTCAATGAGTCGTACCGCTGTTCGTTGGAGCCATCCAAACTCGTCCGTCGAACGGGGCGCTGCACCCAACTCATCCGCTTTGCCGTGAGAGCCTGTTCCGGGGGCATGCACTGGGTTTTCCCGAACGCCGTCAGGCTCACGTTGTTGCTTCGGTTCCTCACCTGTGAAATCTCGTCCGGCGGACACCCCATGCCTTCCAAAAACGCGCTGAACTTGGCCCACCGCTCGCAGCACTTGGCCCCACGCCCGCCATACCAACGGTAGTTTGCCGCGTTCGGGCTGTTGCGCCGCTGCCGCATCATCACCCGTATGTTGTACACACGAGAGTAGCTCTCGCCATGCGTTGCGTGCCTGTCCGTACCAACGCTCCGAATACAGCCGAACATACGACCATACCGTCATCGCACAGAGTAAATCATGGGTCGTCAATGACTCACAGTCGACCCACCCACGGGCGAACGTCCATACTGGGTGATTGGGCGTCATTTGCGCCCCATCGACGAACATCCACTCAGAGGCGACAGAATCAAAGCGTTTTTCTACGCGCTCAAACCCTCTAAACGCCCATATGTGCTCTCCTGCCTGCACAGAACCCGCATATACGCGCCCGCGCTCTTTGGTGTGCACGTAGGTATGCAGGCCCGTACAGAGGAAATTTGCCCCACGGCCTGCGATCGCGCCACCAACACCGCACGCAAAAAAGCTGCCGCCTTTGTTTGTGTTCCACCTGCCCGCCGATTTGCTATCGACTGCAAGGGACACTTCAGGGAAGATCTGCTTGTACTCTTCAGACGAGACGAGGTTCCGCACTTTTCGGCCGAAATCCACTGCGAGGTCCGCCGTGTGCGACACCATCATGATCTGGTGGTCCGGGAAGTTGCCTATGTACCACGCTGGAAAGTACGTAGAAGTGAGCAGCGACTTGCCGAAACGTGGCGGCATGGAGACAGTAGCTCGCAGATTGCGCCCGTAAGCCATGTCTTCGAGAATGGTGGCCAGTTTCCTGTGGTGGGCACCGATCTTGTAGTTCGAATCGACCGCTTTCACGAACTCGAGCAGGGACTGCCGACGCTTCTCCGCCACTTTGCGCGCAGTCAGCTCCCGGATAATGACGAGCACCCGCTCCTGCTTCGGTTTGGGCAACTTGTGCAGGTTCAGCAGGACTTGGCGCACCTGCTCCGGGGTCAGGTCTGGCAGGATGGTGTCGGGCTCGGTCATAGGTCGTCCACGATGTCTGAAATGGCGTTCGAGATGTCGTGCGCGGTGGGCGCATAGACCGGGAGCGGGTTGCCGTCGCCATCCTCTGGGCCCGTCTCGCTCACGTCCGTGATGTCCTTGGCGTCCATCAGGACGGACAAATGCTCTTGTAGCTCCGCCTGGAGATCTTTTTCGCTGCGATTCGTGACGATCACCTCGCGCCGTTCCGTGAAGAGGCCCACCTCGCTCACCTTGCCGAGCATTTCCAGGGCACGGAGGCGTATTTTTGGGTCCGGGTTGTCACTTTCCTCGATCAGGCGGTTCGTGACGTAGGCACGCAGGCGTTTCGCGTCGTCCACGACCTCATAGTCGTACTCGTCCAGCAGCGCCTCGAGCTTCAGCACCACCCCGGGCTTGGCAAGCTCCGTTTTGGTCGCCCGCCGCCCGTCCCGCACGATCTGGCGGGCAAGGTTCGCGTCGTCTTCCGTGATCTCCACGTCCGCGCCGAGTTGGATTTCGGCGATCGCTGTCATTGCAGCGACGTGGATACGCTCGCGCTCAGACAGCGGCGGCAGTGGGGCCACCGGAACACGCTCTATTGGCGGAATGTGGACCTGTACGGACTCGTTCATACTTGCATGGTACCAAAACAAAACGGGGGTGGGGGTCGAATTTGGCGGGACTCCTGGAAAAAGTCGAGGGGGTGGGGGTACTTTTGCAAAGCCTGTGGGGTCGGACGAGACGGGGTGGGGGTACTTTTGTGCGGTCAACCCGGTGGTGTCCAGAAATTGGACGGCACCAAAGTCCAGATCGGCCGTGTAGTGGGCTTGGGCGCGGGATCGTTTGAGCGGAATGGCATGTATATGCGCGGGAGTCACATGCCTGCATTTTGGGGGGTGGGGGGCTTCGCGCGCGCGTGCGTCTGATGTAAGGCCCTGGGGGTACTGCGGCGCCACGGGCTAACTAGACCATCACGGCTAGATTGTTCTACGTGTGTTTGACATGGCGACCGGCGACGAGTAAAGTTCGTCCCATGCCGTGAATCGCACGGCTATGACCAAAAGGAGAAGACCATGAACGCCACCACCGCCAGCAAGACCAAGTCCACCACCGTCAAGGCTGCCCGCAAGGGTAAGGAGGACGTGCTCGTCACCTTCGCCCGGAAGGGTGCCGAGAGGGAACAGCGCAACCCGGGGCTAGTCCCGGTCGTCCTACTGGACGAGCTGAAGACCGCGGGGGAAACCGCGGCCGACTTCGCCATGAACCTGTTAGCGGGTCGCGTGGATCCACGCATCATGGAGGCTGCCAACAAACGTGGCGGGCTCAAGCGCATGCTGGCGGATCCTGGCATCCTGTCCGGGACTGACACGAAGGCCATCTCTGCCGTCCTGGCGGTTCCCGTCGAAAAACGGATTAGGGCATGGGAGGCCCATGCTGACACGGTGAAGCGGTTCAGAGGGGTATCCCTGCAGGGAATCGCGAAGGGGCTCCGGCTCTTGGATAAGCCCGTGGCAGCCGCCACGGGAGCGGCGAAGGGTCAGGACACCGACGGCGCCGACGAGGCAGAAGAGGGGCAGGAGAGGCCGGCGAAGTCGACGGGGCAGGGCGATGCGGCCGGCGAGGGGCAGGAGAGGCCGGCGAAGTCGACGGGGCAGGGCGGTGCGGTCGAACTAGCCGCTATGACCGAGCGTGCAGCGAAGGCGGAAAACGCCTACAAGGCGCTGCTAGCTTGCATCGTCCGGGCTGTTTCGGACCCGGGCATGACGCCGGCTCAACGCGTGGCAAAGATCAAGGCCCTGACGCCCGTTCGCGATGCGATAGACGCAGAAACCCCGTAACCCTTCGGCGGTCTAGTTAGACCGTCCCGCACAAGCCCGGCCGAAGCCGGGCTTTTTGCTTTCTGCCTTCCCGACACTGTTCTTCACAAGGTCCGGTCTAGTCCGGACCTTCGGCCCCCGCAAGGGGGCTTTTTTACGCCCGTCGCCAGCGCACCGTCCGCCCTACGCACGTAGGGCGTTCTGACTGTTCCCGCCGTCCGGGCAGGACGGGCTAGTCGGGCTGGTCGGGCTGGTCGGACTAATTAGGCTAATCAGTAGTGCGATACGGGCTATTTAGACCGAACAGCCTAAGCAATTGGGGCAAATACGGGGTACGGGCAGTTTGTTCCGTGTTCTATGGCAAAACCATGCAGTTCCTAATGGAGGAACGCGGCAACCCCGTGTGGTTATTGGGTTGTTCTCTTGTTCTTTCTTTTAAAAAATATATAATATACCCCAGAGAAAAAAACGACTACGCCGCGGACGCCGTCCATAAACACGTGCAGAACCATTTTTCCTGTGTTGAAAAAGGGCGGAAAAAAAAGTGTGCCTACCCCCCCCTGTACAATCTGGCTCGGCCGAACCTCCTACTCGTTTTCTAATGTCTCTTCCTCTCACAGCCTGCAAACTCGCCCCTTTTTCGTGTTCCGTCCTAATGAACTTCCGCTCTAGACATTTCTCTTATGCCTAACCGCGAAACCCTGCGCCACACGGGGGTTTCGTGCTACAATGCCCCTGCGCCGTTCCGCGTAGATTAGCAGGAACTTATATTCGAACTTACTCGTAACGCATAGGAGAATGTCATGCCCCATGTAACAGACCCGGACGGTCGTACCGTCTTCTACTGCACCGACCCTGCCAAGCCCGCGCCTAATGACCCCGTCGCAGGCCTAAAGGAAATGCTGCTTACGACGAAGCTACCCAAGCTACGCGTTGTTCGTCTGCACGGGCCTGCCACGCGCAAGCGCCGTAAGTTCTACGAACTCATTAGGTCCGACGGCTCGGTGTGGTGGGTCAAGGTCCAGGCTGCAAAGAAAGCGCAGGCCACCGGACGCGCCGATGGTCTAATTAGCCTGCCCACGTGCGCGGGTGAGTGCTGTACCGTGTTCAAACGGGCTGATGCTATCTTGCTCATTGATGAGGTCGAAGGTCTGCCTCAGTACGAGACCGCGGCGAAGCTCGGGGTCGTGCCTAGTGCCGTGCAGGCTCGTATGAACCGCCTTACCCGTGACGCCGTGTTCATGGACGGCGTGGAGCGTCTGTCAGCGAAGCGCAAGCAAGCCGCGCTAGACCTGTTTGCCAAAGGCCAAAAACCCCGACTTGACAGGGGGTTAGGACTCGTGTAGAATGTTATTTAGCAATTTGGAAGGCAGCAGCGAGAAGCGGTAGGCCAGCCCTGGCCGATGTATAGCGGGGCTGGCAGCACGGGGGGATTGAACGACCCTCTGCCAAGTGTCTGATCCATCGGTGTCCGTGAGCCGATAGTCTAAATAGACCAAAGCCGCCAAAACGAACAACGTACCTTGCCTAATAGATTGCACGTGTGCCACGCAGGAGGGCCCCGACACCATCGGGGCCACAAGGCCGGAACCCTGCTAGACGATCAGCCCGTGCCGATCGTCGCGACCGAGATCCAGAATACCCATACATGGGCGGTGACATGGACGTGAGTAAGGCGCTGCCGCCACGTGAGAGCGAAGCGAAAGGTTCGGTACTGCCCGATCCTGCCCCGGTAGGCTAAGCCCTTGCATACATAAGAAGAAGCGAGAATGGGAAAAGCCGAGTCGATGCACCCTGTCAGAAGTGGCAGGCCATCATTCATTTAGACGCGACGTGTGCGACTGCCACACTCATGCCAGCGCGTCATATACATATAGCAGACAGAACATTTTGTCGGCACACATTCCCGTGCCGAGGCTGTCAGGCCGTGCCGCTTGGTTATCCAGGTGGCACCACCGGACGGTCTAAATAGCCCATCCATCCAGGGGCGGCCTGCGCCGCTCCACACATCACCACACATCAAGGATCGCCATGAGCACCATCAAGGATTTCATCATCGCCGCATTAGGTTTTGCGGCATTCTGGCTCACCCTCGTCATCGTTTTTTCGCTGTAAGGAGATACACCATGCCCGCCACCCACATGCCCGCCGTTGTCCATCTTTTGTCTAGTGCCAGGGGAGTTTATATCCCCCGGGACTTCGCCACCATAGTCGGCGAAGACCACGCCGTGCCCGGCGGCACCTGGACCGGCCTCGACATGGAGGACTTGCAGATCCTCTCTTGTGGCCCCGACCACGAAGCGTATTGGGATACGTGGGACAGCGTCCTGGACCAGGCGGTCTTCACGACCCCCGACGGGGCAAAGTACCACCTGTTCCAGGACGGCGACCTCTTTGCGGTCTGTCGTGAGCGTATGACGCTCGAAGAACAGAGGAACTTATTCTGCGCTGAGTACGCGGAAGACTTCGTTACACCTGATGGCTGCCGCCTGTACGAGATCAACAGCTACTTCGTGCCGGCGCTGTACCACGGCGACATCACCGGCCTGTCCGATCAGGAGGCCGAACAGATCGCCGCGTTCATCGCGGAGAACGGCGACAGCGTGGTTGATACGCTGCCCGCGTACGACGAGTTCGGTGAGTGCGAGATCACCGGCCTGCATGGCCGCACCTCGCTCGTCGTGCTGAAAGAAAAATCCGCCTCGGTCTAAATAGCCCATCCATCCAGGGGCGGCGCAGGCCGCTCCACACATCCAGGGGCGGCGCAGGCCGCTCCACACATCCAGGGGCGGCGCAGGCCGCTCCACACATCCAGGGGCGGCGCAGG